TGTTGTAGCTGTAACACCATCTAATAAATTAATTTCTGCCGCTGTAGATGTAACTCCATCAAGTATATTTAACTCTGCCGCAGTTGATGTAACTGTAGTTCCATTGATTGCTAAAGTATCTATCTCAGCAGTGCCATCAAGGAATAAATTACGCCATTGTTGTGAAGAACTTCCTAAGTCGTATGTATCATCTGTATTAGGAATAATAGAACTATTGACATCTGCACCAAATACAACATTATCAGCGGCTGAATCTCCAAGCGTTAATGTTCCACCATTAAATGTTGTAGTCCCGGTTACAGTAAGATTACCGCCAACGGCTACATTACCTGTAGTTGTAATACTATCAATATATGCATCTTTAAAATATAAAGAACTTGTACCTAAATCAACATCACTATCTGTAACAGGTAAAAAAGCACCATCTTGAAAACGTACTTGTTCTACAGCAGAGCCGCTGACTTCTACAAAAAGACCCCAACGATTGTTAGTGCCATCAACAACTATTTTATTTAAAAAGTTTTGATCACCTATAGTATGAATATTACCGCCTTCTCCTGCACCACCGTCATGTTGGTGTCCTGTAGTTCCTGAAGAAGCATAAGAAAAAGCAGTTACTAATTGGTTATATTCATTATTAAATAATGAGGCTGTTATTGTATCACCGTCAGAAAATGTACTCTGTCTTGTGTAGCTTGTTCCTGCCATTTTTTATCTCCTACCTGATGGGACGTAATTTATATATAATCCGTTAATTGCATATGGTGCATTTTGATCAAGACTAGCTATTCTAAAGCTACAAACTGAGCCACTTCCTTGTACTGCTTGTCTTAACATAGGGTCATTACTTGCGCCAAATATTGATGTTCCAAATATCCCTGATCCAAATAATGAGGGTAAAGGAACTGAATCTAAAACATAATCTTCTGGTTGTGGTATGCTAACATCTTCGTAGTCATATCTAACTCTTAAAGTTGGCTGAACATCGCCTTCTGGAGTTATAGATATTTTTGCATACTGTAAAGTCTTTCTAGTTCCTATATCACCAAAATCAAAATTTGGTGTTTGATATATAGCATTAATATTAAAAGCACTTCCAGAAGCTGTAAAACTATTTCCTGTATCATGATTATAAATATAACCTGCATTGTCTCCATGATACTTTTGTTCGACTCCATCTTTATCAAAACCAGATGTAAATCCTGTAGCCTGTATTCCTGCTGTTTCAGACCACTCAAAACCATTTGCAGTTATTGTCCCTATTATTCCTTTTGCTTCTGCTGATAACGCACCACTAGCACTATAAAATAATCTGTATTGCGACTTACTTCTTAATACTGCACTAGTAATCGTAAATATATTTACTGAATTAGCTATATCAGAAATAAGAGACTGTATTTGTCTACTGACAGATCCTAGTTCAACGTCACCAATTCTTGCTGTACCTGCAACGGATCTAATGCCGTCAGGACTTAAAAATACTAAGTCACCACCAATTTCTTGAATACTATGTGAACTTAAACATCCTACGTTTTTAGTTACTGGTACTATTGCTATATTGCTTGAATCATTAATATTTATTAATTTATGTATTGTGTTTCCGCAAAATATAATTAAATCATTTCGAAAACTTTTAATACCTACTACTTGATCTGGTAGTAATATACTTCCTGATCCAGATCCACTAAAATCGCTAGGGTCTAAAGTCTTACTAAAAAATACTGTGTTTTTTGCTGTAGGCGCACCTGCAACTACTAAATGATTATCATGTATAGCACATACTGTAGGTGCTGTTGTGCCGCTTACTGTAATTTCTTCTGCAAAAAATGTTCTTGTATTTAAGTCTCCAGTTCCTGTCATGCTAAATAAAAACGGCTTGTTAGCTCCATCTGTTATAATTATTTGACCGTAATCAGTATTACCTTCAAATAAAGCAAAAGTTACTTGGCCCTGTGATGTTCTAGCATCTAAACTACGTCCTGTAAAAGCTGTGTAATTATCTCCTGAACTTGCAACACTAGCTCTATTTATTTGTAGCCAAGTTGTTTCTCCGTTTTGACTAAAGAATATACCATCACCAGAACAAACTATAAGGCCGTCAGCATAGATAGCCATGCCTAAAACTTTGTTAGCACTATTAGGGCGTGTATCTCCAAAGGCTGTATAGCCATTTATGCGCCTATAACCACCATCAGGATCAACCTCAAAGTTTGTAAGCTTTGTAGCTAATCCGGGGCTTGCTAACATTTCAAGCTGATTTAAATTAGTATTTAAACCACCCTTACATGAAATACCAAAAGGTTGTGCAGTAGCCATTAAGTGTACACTATCCTATCGTCTTTAAAATAAGTAGGAGCTGGATCTATTAAATTTGATCTCATGCTTCTTAATCCTTTTTTATAATCATCTAAAGCAAATGCGGCTAACTGTGGGTTTTCTTTAAACTGCCACATATAGTATCTAGCTCTAGCTAAAAGAACTGGTGAATAAACTTCTGGAAATACTAAAGTATCTGTAGCACTAGAAAGTTTAGTTGGTAAGTTATATGCATAAAACCAAATCCTATATACTTTATCGGGTATTGGACTTAATCCAAAGTTTCTTGAATCTGGGCTTCTAATAACATTACTAGGTACACCATGATTTTGTGCATCTGCATCATCTAAATTTTCGGGCAATCTTCTAAAATCTTTCCATTCTTCTATTGTTAAAAATCTTAAATTTCTTGCAACATAAGGCGCACTTTCGCCACTAACACCAACTGTTGTTAAATAAAAATTATCCCAATCAACTGAACCATAGTCTGTAGTTATGCTAGAACTTGCAGGTTTTAATTCATACCAACGAGTTCCTGCTACTGTTTCTATATATACATTTCCATACATAGGATCGACAGCACCACTTTCTGCAACTGAAAGAAAAGGCCATTGTGGTTCTTGATTAATAATATCAAAGTATGCTCTATTAATAGAATCTTTAATATGTTGTTGAATCCCAACAGCCCCTGAAAAACTTCCAGTAGTTAAAATTACTTCATTAATCTCACGAAGTAATTCATTTGTTAAATCAAGATAAGTTGCTGACATAAGTTAGCCTTTTTTACTTTTACGAAAAATAGCATCATAGTTATTTTCGTATTTTGTTTTATTATCTTTTCTATAAAAGTTTCCAGTTAAACCTAAACTTTTTCCTTTAGGCTTTGCTGAAATCATCATAGGTTTTTTATCAGTTCCTAGTTGCGGCATAACTTAATTAGGCATAGCCTTTGGCATTTCACCTGATGCATAAGAAGGCTGTCCACCCATAGCTTTACCCATTCTTGGCATTGTAGCTTTCATCATATCTTTATCTTCAGGCTTCATCATGTTCATGCCCATGCCGCCCATTCTTTTATTTACACGAGAACCGTACATTTTTCCTTCTCTTTTCATTTTATGCATTGCCATTTTATTTACTCTCCTCTTCTTTTTTCTTTTCGTATTCAAATTTCATAGTATTTTGTCCAACCATCTCAGCACACTTTTCTACTTTTTCTTTGATGGTTTCATAATATGTAACTTGTGGTTCCGTCATTTTAATCTCTCCTTTTTTAAAATAGAGGAGTCCGAAGACTCCCCTTACTTTTAAGTATTAGTCAATACCGTAGAAAGCAGATACTAGTGCTTCTGGACGTAGTACTTTAGCTCCGTAAACATGCAAGCCTCGTACAATATCACCAAAGCTATCAGGGTCACGAAGAACCTCTGTGCTAGTAATAGTCTGTGCAGTAGCGACTGCTGACATATGACCTGCAACACACTGTCCTGCCGCATTAGATGTGGCCGCAATGTTGTTAGTTTTATACATGTCAAATCCTCGTAACTTTCCAGAAGATACAAGACCATTCCTGATGGAACCTTGTCCTGCATTAAAGTCAACTGAAAGTAACTTAGAACTACTTTGTACTAATATTTCATAAAACTCAGGATTTGCTAAGAACCAACGTCCTTCTTCTGGAACATTTTGCTCGTCAAGAAGTCGAGCCATTCTAGAAAGAACGTCTATTGGGTCATGCTCACTTGATCCAAAACCGATATCTAGGTTACCAGTTCCGTCAAAAGTTCCTTCTGCTAAGTCTGTAGCACTATCCGAACCAAGAATATGATTAGGACTTGAAGCAGATACACCTGCAATAATTTTAGCAATAACACCTTGATCGAATGCATCTCTCAAAGAATAAGCCGCTGATGAAGTTGCTACTTCTTTAAAGTTAACATGCGACATAGCTGTTTCAATGTCATCAACTTTAAATTTGAAAGCGTTAGCTATATCGACAATAAGAGTAGTCTCTTGGTCGGTTAGCTTAGTTTGAGTTACATCTGCACCTCTTTCATATTGATAGACTGTTATTTCTGGTTCTTTGATAATCTTTACAGAATCTCCAAACGCTGAAATTTCACCTGCATAGTCTGTGTTTGTAATTGCTTCAGCTACCGAAGACTTTCTAAAGAAGTTAAGTACCTTCTTTGAAAAGACTTGGGGCATGAAGAAAGCATTAGTTTGCCCTGATACTGAGTTAGCAAAGTTACCATTGGTATCCGTGCTTTGCTCAAATAGTTGGTCTGATTGGTTATAAGCCATTTTATTTTTCTCCTAAAAAAGACAATAATTAATTATCGCACTCTGCCTTCCATAATAGCTTGATCAATTTCTTCTTCATATTTGTCAAAATCTCTCATAGACATCGATGCGATTTCCCTTTGTGTCCATATCTTAGGTTCTTTTGTGTCTACACTTGTTGTTTTAGTAGATACAAAGTCTGCCGCAGATTTGGAAGATTGTGACTTTCCTGACTTCCGTCTCTTTGGAGATGATAGATTGTTTTCTAATTTATACAAATCAATAGCTTTGATGGCTAAATTAACATTATTAGGATTATTATATATCCACTCTTGAATTTGTTCTGGCTGACCTTCAGCCCAAGAATGAAAATTATCATCTCCTCTAATATCTTCAAAGTCAGGATGCCTATCATAAAGAGCTTTTTCAGCCTCTTTACGAGCTATAGCCGCCTCTCTTTCTTCAATAGCTGAGAGTTTAGTTTTCAATCCATCTAACTGTTGCTCACTTTTTATGTGTGCAACTGTTTCAACAGTCTCATATAAATCAGGATACTCTTCTCTAAACTTTTCTAAGTCCTCGACACTTTTAGGCGGTTCATAAGCAGGTTCACCGCTTTGTAACATTGCCCTTAGTTCTTGTTCTTTTTGTTTAAAGTTAGCTACCTTTTCGTCATAATGCTTCTTTAAATCATCATATCTTTTTTTGTAATTTGTACTTTGTGTTTTCTTTTCAGGGGCTTCAGTAGTTTCTTCTTCACTACTAGAGGTGGCCTTACTTGGTCTTTCAAAATACATTCCATCAGCATTTCCTTTAGTTACTACGGAAGATTCTGTATGCCAATCTTTCCTAGCATTATATGGATTTGCTTCTGTTTCTTCTATCATTTCACTTGCAGTTGTCATTTGTCACTCTCCTTTTGGGGCTTGTCAGTCTTTCAAGGTGGCTGTATTGTTCGCGTTTACAATACAAGGGCTTGATACTTCAAGGTGGCCTCTAGGTTTAAAAAATGATAAGGGGTCTATAAAAGAGTGGCCTTATCGCTATCGAACACTTGGCATACGATTAGAAGATATCATCTGTCGTTTGATTTCTTCTTCTTGCTCGTCTTCAGGCATAATTCCAAATGAAGCTTCCCTTTTTCTACGGTCATCCATAGTAGGGTCATCCATTCGATTCATACCGCCAAATGCCATTTTTTTCAACTCACCTTTATCATAGTCACGTTCAGCATCATCCATCATGGCCTGAAGCTTTTCTGCTCCTAGTTGGTCAGTTGCTTTTCTGGTGAAAACAAATTCACCATCCGATAACCTTGCAGGTATCGAATCTGATACACCAGTTCCGGGGCCATTTACTTCCCCTTCACCAGTAAACTCTCCTGCGACTGTTATGACTTTATCCATAATGTCGCTTAGACGCTCATCTTTTTCTAGAGCATCCATTAAATATTCTTGTTCGTCATCACTTAGTGACTCAGATAAAACATAATCTACATACTTATCTTCCATTTCGTCATCTGGAAGTTGTGATTCTAAAGCTTCTTCCATTTCTTCAGGCGGTATATTTGGATAAGTATCTGTAGGTGTTCTTTCCATAGGAACTAGTATAGACATTGAAGACTCTCCACCGTTTCCAAAAACACCTCTACCTTTTAGTATATCTGCTTGAGTAATTTTTCCATCTTTATTTAAGTCTGGAAAAGCTCCTCCTTCTGCTTTGTCTATTCTTTGATCAAAGTTTTGTCTGCCTAATTCCATATTAGAATCCATTTCATTTTGTCTTTCTTGAATTAGTTTTTCTTCTACTGCTTTATCAGACATACGATCTATAGCTTTTTGAGCCATTTTCATTCCTTGAGCTACTTCTTTATCATTTCTAGCATCAAAAGTTGCCATTTGTATTTGTCTTTCTAACAACTCAGCACGATATTCATCTACATTCATATTGGCATATTTTTCACTTGCTTCCATTTATTCTTCCTCGATTCTATGCTTTGCTTCTGCTACTTGCTCTTTTAATTTAAGTAACTTATCCAGAGAACTCACTCTCCCCTGACTGCGGAACATTTCCAGTTCCGATGTTGCCACCGCCAGTCCCTGTAACTCCAAGGTCTTGAGGTTGTTCAGGTGCTTCTGGAACGCCTCCCATAGCTCCCTGTTGCTCACTAGGGGTGACAGCTTGATTGCTATCTGCTTGTCCAACATTTTGCGCTCCTATTATTTGAGCCATTATAGCGGCTTCTTCTGGATCATTTAATATTTCATCTGGGTCTAAGTCTAAACTATAAGCTAGTTCACTAACAATTTTAGAAATCTTAACAAAAGGTGCTATAGATGGATTCTGTGCTGTTTGTAAGAACATAGTTAATCTTTGACTACGCACTTCTTTTTGCATCAGACTATTGGTTCCCATAGCATGTATTTCTAAGTCACCTTCTGTTCCTAATTCACCTTCAAAAAACTGCATGTTCCATTGATAATATGCTTGTCCTAAAGGTTTAAGTAAGAAATCATCTAAGTTTTTAACAACAGTTTTTATATTTAAACTAGCCGCACCAAGTAACATTGACATACCTGAAGCTGTTCTAGTCATACTTTGAACACCTGTTTGCCCATGTGAATAACTAGGAATACCTGTTTGTTCATCTGCAAGTTGTCTAAACTTATCAAACATCATCATATTTTCTTGAGAAGTATTAGGAAACTTCATTCCATAAATACTTTGACCCGGAACTCCTGCTTGTCTTCTAAAGACTTTGCCGGGATATATTTCCATAGATTGACCGCCAACTAAAGCAGATTCATCTACATCAAAAACTAAAGAGCCGCTGAGTGCTAGATTATCTATAGCCATTCTTGCATGACCATTCATGACTTGTTGTGAATCGTCCATGTTCTCTGCAATTCCAATTCCGAAAAAACTATACGGATTCCTTTCGTATGGGAATGCGTTATAGGGTAACCGATACGGGGTAAATGGGTTAACAACACCACGCAAAAGCTTACCATTACTAATCCAAGCATTAATTTGTACTTCATCTAAATCGTCTATTTCCTCCGGTAGCTCCATTCCAACTTCCCTAGCATATTCAGCATCCATAATGCCCCAATATTCTAGAACCTCAAATTTCTCTGATCCGTATTCTTCTGTTCTTTGATCATCTTTTAGTTCTGTTTCATAATCTCTTTCAACATAGCTTGGCCCCATTGCCAAACATTCACGGATCTGGTCTTTATTAAAATAAGGTAGTTGAGCTAAAGCTCTCATTTGAGAACGATTTAGTTTGTGTCGATGGAATGTATATTCACATTCTTCTATTGTAGTGGCGTTTGGGTCAGGAAAGAAATCCCAAATGCTAACAAACTCAATGCGTGGAACACGAACAGAAACAGGATTGTAGTTTCTTTCACCAGTTTCTTCATCAACACTCCATCTGCTTAAAGTTTTATTAAAATTAAATGGCCCTTTTACAATACCTGTTCCAAATAATGTAGATTCAAAAAGAGCGTTTCTTAATTCACTAGAACCATTAGATTCTTCTATTTGATCATGTATTAGCTCTTGCATTTTCCGTGCCGCTTCTTTAGCCGGAGACATTTCTAATACTTGAGGATTAGGTGAAGCCCCATCTACAAAGTTTAATTCAGAGTCTTCTACTTTATTTTCAAAAAGACCTTCTGAGCCAGTCATAGTTGCTCCGGCTTTTAAAACTTTACCGTCACCTTCGTAGCCAACATCGAATGGGTTTACTGTTTCTTCTTTTTCTTTTAATTCTTCTGGAGCTTCAGAAGTTTCTATACTAGGGGTAGTATCTAAGCTAACGTATTTAGATACACCTTCGGGGATTTTTGTTTCTCTTACGCCTACAGGGAATTTACCTGTTCCAAAAATAACATCAACTAGCTGACCAAAGGCGGCTAATACTTTTGTTTTTGTTACTTTTATGAATACTTTAGATTTTTCAGATTCTCTAAACTTAACATGTTTAGGATATAAACCACGGAAGTTGTGGTATGCTTGCATCCAACGTCTTTCATCAGACTCTCTTGCAGTTTCTGCATTTGCAAATCGGTCTTCTATTAATCCTACAAACTGAGAACGTAAATCAGGTTCTAATTCTAAACTTAAACCTTTTTCACCTTCTACTTCAGATAAATAAATGTTGTCTGCACTTTGGAAAAAGTTATCTTCTGCCATTAAACTTTCCTATTCAATATCCAAATACTGAATCAACTGGTCTAAATACTTGCTCTCTTTGTATTTGTCTCATTTGATTTAATGGATCATTTATTCTTGGCCTTGACATAATTAAATATCTTAAAGCATCATAAGCATGGTCAGGCGCATGAGTATTAACATCTTCAGGGTTACTTTTATCCAAAGGAATACTTTGTAGTTCTCGTATCAGGTGTGGGCAAGTATTAAATATTTGCAATCGTGGCCTTCCGCTTTGAGTAACTTTTAAGTATTCGTGGACTTGTATTTTCCCCTGTATTCTATTTTTATCTGCCCTTCTTAATTTGTGTCCGGCTCGTAAAAGCGTTTCGCCTACTGTTGGGCCAGTAGTTCCTGTTCTATTCCAACAAGCAGTATCTAAAACTCCTTGAATAGAAAATGGATCTTCTACTTCCATTGCGGTTAACATTTCTGCTAACTCAGTTCCTAGTAATCCTTTACGATATAACTCTCTATAAATTACTAGTGTACCATCTTCAGGGTCTATAGCACCCCAAACACATGCACTTTCAGAAGCATACCCATAGTCAATACCTTTGACACGCTCCCAGTTTATAGGAATTTCAAAAGGTGGGATTACATGAAGTACTGGAGAGAACTCCACAAAAGCCGCACCTTCTGAAACATCCCAATTACCTTCTAATAGTTGTTTCCGCTGTGTTGGCGGCAATGCATTTAGCATTGTCTCATATCTACCATCAGTAGCTAGATATGGATTATCCTGTAGTCTAGCAGGAATAAACTTTCTTGTTAACCCATCTTCACCTAAAAAAGACTCATTGGGTGGCGTTGGATCAATATATCTTTTCTTTACCCAAGAAGCTCCAACACCTCCGGGGTTAGCTGTACATCTCATATACGGAACAATTTCTGAGTCAGTTGTCCGTAGTCTAGATGCTAAATAGTTCCAAGAAAACTCTGTAGGTAAATGAGTAATCTCATCAAAACCTATCCAACTATATGCTTGTCCTTGATAACGGTATACATCTGCATCTCGTTCCAAGAATCCAAACTCTATTTTAGCTCCGCTTGGAAAGTTCCAAAGCTTTTCTACTTCACGATACTTACATCCGGGGAAAGCTTTTGGATATAACTCTCTACTTTTATCAATTAGTTCTCTAAGCTCTGGCATAGAACGTCTAATTATTAAAGCCCTATGAGATGCTCTGTGTGCATATCTCAAAGGGTCTACTAACATAGCATAGGACTTACCACCCCCTGCGGCTCCACCATAAAGAACATCTGTTTCTCCTGATGCAAGGAAGTCTTCCTGTGGGCCTTTGTTTGCCCTGAAGATAACATCCTCTTGAGCCTCAGTTGCTAAAGTATCAGGTATTTCTTTTAATTCTGTTTCTTCTAGTATGGTAGAAGATTCTTTACCCTCTAGTTTGTTTAAAGTCTTTTTAGTTGTAGTTATAGACTTTTTATACTTATCTACTTTAGCTTGAGCCGCCTTTAATCTTCTTTGTTTTTCTTTGACAGTTCTTTTTGCTGTCATTTTAGCTTTTGTCTGTGAGTGATAATTATACCCACGACCTTTAGAACCTTTTGCTCTACCTGACTTTTTTCGCGGAGTTCCGTCTAGTTTTAGTACAAACTCTCCGTTGTCATCCTTTAAATAATTATCAGGATTTATTTCCCAATCTTTATCCATGTCTAGCGGCTATTTTCTTTAGGCCCATATGAGAAAGTTTTCTTCCTGTCTCATACTCTAGCCATACAGCACCTTCACGCAACGATAAAGTTTTATCTTTTATCATTGGTAGTATTTTATCCAAAGCTTTTAGTTGTTCTGGTATTTCTTCTAAAAACTTTGGGTTATCTTCATCTAGCGTATAGCCAAAAGGAATAGTACTACTAGTTCTCCTCTGCATAAACACCTTCGATTATTGTCTCTTGTTTAGCCGGAAGTATAAATAAACCTCCGCTATTACCTACATTAACATCTAATCTATCTGTTTTGCCTAGTCCTACACGGTCTAAAATGGTTTGTGCGGCCTGTAAACGCATATTAGCTTGCGGTATAGGGGTATCACTATCCATAACCTCTACAAGCTTTAAGGCGGCTTTAGGTGCGCTTTGAGCTAGTATGCCTTCAGCTAAACTTAGTATTTCTGTTTTTAAAGATTTAACAACAGTAGTATAACTATTCGGGGCATATCCGGCTATGTCAGCGGCCTTTGAAGCATCTCCTCCACAGAAAACTAAATTATCTAAAAAAGATTGTTGTTTTGCCGTTAATTCTTTATTACTCATATACTCTAGTATACATGCGGTCACAAGTTTTGTCAAGTTTTTCTTGACAAATTGTTAATTTATCTGTATACTAAAGTTGTAGACCCCCGGGTCATATATATATATCTAGCTAGCTCCCAAGCCCCCCCTAAATCTAAGTAGTATTTCCAATTAAGTACAGGTAATGGATAGGTACTAGTAGTATTTCCTTTAAAGTGTTTAATACTTTTTAAAGGACTTTAAAGTACTTTAAGTTGCGCGGCTATCTTGTTTACATCTAATCCTTCTAAAATTGTATATGATTGAGTATATATAGGGGGGAGGGGGGGTGGTCACCTGCCTACCTATTTTTAATTGATCTTTGAAGTCTTTGAAATCTTAAAAAACTTCAAAATCAAACTTTCTATTTTTCAAAGTCTTCAAAGAGCTTCGACAATCTTCAAAGTCTTCAAAGATTCTTGTTTACTTAGCCGTAAAGATTAAAAAGTACTTAAAGAGCT